TATGTCCGATCTCGACTTCACTGTGCTCGAAGGTCTTCGCACTGAAGCGCGCCAGCGCGAGCTATTTAGGCAGGGTGCGACCAAGACGATGAACTCTCGCCACCTGACAGGTCATGCTGTCGATCTGGCCCCTATGCTGAATGGGCAGGTGTCGTGGGATTGGCCCTTATACCATCGGCTGGCTAAGACTGTGAAGTCTGCTGCCGAACTCGAAAAGGTTCCGCTCCAGTGGGGCGGTGACTGGCGTACCTTCAAAGATGGTCCGCATTGGGAGCTTCCGTGGAAGCAATATCCGAAAGGAAAATGATATGGATAAAGATGAACTCTATGGCGTAGCCCGTGCTATCCTGTCGGCGTTCGGTGGTTTTATGGTCGGTAAAGGCTATCTGGACTCCGAAACTGCCATAGCTCTTGCCGGTGCAGGGGCCACTGTGATCGCGGCTGTATGGTCGGTCAAAGCCAAACGTGCTAAGTAATTCACGATAGCATAGTTCTCACGCTAACATAGGAAGGGGGCTTACACATGTTTGGGTTTGTCCCCTTCTCCACCGCCCCCTTCTCCGGGAGCATCGCTACTGTAGGGGTAGCCGTTACTGGCGTCTCGGCAACTGGGGCCGTAGGCACCGTCACTGTTTCAAGCAACACACTTATCGGTGTGTCGGCTACAGGGTCCATCGGCACTGTTACAGTCAACGCTAAGGCAAACACCACCGCCACAGGCGTCTCGGCTACCGGCTCCATCGGCACTGCTACGGTCTCTGGCCGCGCCAACACTACGCTCACTGGGGTCTCAGCTACCGGTGCCCTAGGCACGGTGTCCATATCACTACCAAGAACAGTGTTCGTGGCCGGGGTGTCTGCTACCGGTGCGGTCGGTACGGCTACTGCCGTAGGTGGTTCCAAAGTAACTCTTGTTGGTGTACAAGCAGCGGGTATTGTGGCCACGCCACTTGTCTGGGGTCTCGTCGATGATAGTCAGACTCCAAACTGGCAGCCCGTGAATGACACACAAAGTGGGGTATGGACGACCATTAATGATGCTCAAACACCGAACTGGCAGGCAGTGAATGACTCTCAGACTGGGAACTGGGTGCAGGTGGTAGACGGTAATACAGTGGTTTGGGTGGAAATCCCGACGTAAGGAACGAAGATGCCAAGCACATATAGTAATATCAAAATCCAGCTTATGGGCACTGGTGAGAACACCACCACATGGGGCGACGTCACTAACGTCAACCTTGGCACGGCTCTTGAAGAAGCTATCGTCGGTTCTGAGAATGTCACTTTCGCCAGTGCCAACGTCACGCTTACCCTTACAAATACCAACGCCACGCAGGTTGCGCGCCATCTCCGCTTGCGCTGCACTGGTACTACTGGGGGTGCCCGTGACCTCATCGTCCCTAGCATCGAGAAGCCTTACATCGTGCGGAACGACTGCGCTGACACGATCACGGTAAAGACTGCTGCTGGCACGGGCATAGCGATCCCTGCCGGTAGGACCATGTGGGTATATGGCGACGGTACGAATGTCGTCGATGCGGTTACGCATCTCTCGTCGCTTACGCTGACCACTGCACTCCCTGTCTTGCAGGGCGGCACGGGTTCCAACACTGCTGGCGGCGCGCGGACTAACCTCGGTGCTACTACGGTAGGTGGTAACCTCTTCACTCTGGCTAACCCGTCAGCGATCACATTCCCTCGCATCAATGCCGACAACTCGGTCAGCACTCTGGACGCCGCGACTTTCCGGACTGCTATCGGTGCAACCACTGTAGGGGGTAACCTCTACACTCTGGCCAACCCTTCGGCTGTTACCTTCCCCCGCTTCAACGCAGACAATACGGTCAGTGCTTTGGACGCCGCGACTTTCCGAGGTGCAATCGGGGCGGGTACTGGTAGCGGGTCTGTTACCTCTGTCGGCGGCACCGGCACAGTCAATGGTATTACTCTGACTGGCACCGTCACTTCCTCGGGTTCATTAACTCTTGGCGGCGCTCTGTCAGGCGTCAGCCTTACCACGCAGGTTTCGGGCACGCTTCCCATCGCCAATGGCGGCACCGGGTCCACCGCTACTGCCTACTGCAGCTTGACGACTAACGTTACCGGTACACTGCCTATTGCCAATGGCGGCACAGGGGCTACTACCGCACCTTTGGCTTTGACTGCTCTAGGTGCCTATCCCGCGACAAACCCCAACGGCTACACCGCCAACACCGGCACAGTAACTTCGGTGGGTATGACGGTCCCGGCATTCTTGTCGGTGACGCCTGCCAGCATCACTACCTCAGGCACTTTCGCTGTCACTCTGTCGGGCACTGCACTTCCCATCGCCAATGGTGGTACGGGGTCTACCGCTACTGCCTACTGCAGCTTGACGACCAATGTGACAGGCACCCTACCCATCGCCAATGGCGGCACGGGTGCTACCACTGCACCTTTGGCTTTGACTGCTCTAGGTGCATACCCCGCGACAAACCCCAACGGCTATACCACTAACCTTGGTACGGTTACGAGTGTAGGTGGCACAGGCTCGACAAACGGCCTCACCCTTTCTGGTTCTGTCAGCACATCGGGTAACCTCACCCTTTCTGGTTCCGTCACCTCAGTGGCGACCGGTGCTACCATCGACGGTGTCACCATCGGTTACCGGAATATTCCTCGCTCGACCACAACCACTACAGCGGTGGTGGCTGACGTAGGTAAGTGCATCGCAGTGTCTGCTGGCATTACGATCCCGAACTCTACCTTTGCAGCGGGCGATGCCATCTCGATCTATAACGATAGCGCTTCGGCCATCACTATTACAGCAGGTGTGACTACGCTCCGCCAAGCAGGTACGGCTAATACCGGCAACCGCACGCTAGCTGCACGGGGTATGGCTACGATCTGGTTCAACAGTTCGACCGAAGCAATCATCTCGGGTGCAGGGGTAAGCTAATGAGTGGTATCCAGATGGCATTGCTGGGGGCTGCGGGCACGCCTCTGTCGATTAGTATATCTCCCGCGTCTCCTATGACCAACACTCGTGTAGGCAACGGCAGCCTTACGAGTTCGACTGCAACCGGTACTGGGGCAGGGGGTACCGGGGGCTATACCTATGCGTGGACTTACGTGTCTGGGGATAGCTACACCATCAACTCTCCCTCCTCTGCGGCCACGACATTCACGACTTCTTTGATCGTCGGTATACCCAAGTCCGGCGTCTACCGCTGCACGGTAACTGATAGCTCCAGCGCCACGGCAAATGCTACTATTACGGTGAACATGGAGGCAACCTAATGTCTTTCCTTAAGCTGCAATTCAAACCCGGTCTCAACCGTGACCAGACCAACTACTCCAACGAGGGTGGTTGGTACGAGTGCGACAAGATCAGGTTTCGCTCCGGTTATCCGGAGAAGATTGGCGGCTGGGCCAAGACTACCCCAACTCCCTTTGCTGGCGTGTGCCGTCAGATGTGGAACTGGATCACCTCCTATAGCGACAACCTGCTTGCCCTAGGCACCAACTCGAAGGCGTATATCGAGAACGGTGGTTATTATTACGACATCACACCCTTTGGTACTGCGCTAGCCGGGTCGAACACATTTGCAGTAACCAACACACAGAGCGTCGTCACGGTCACGACTACCACTGCACTGCCTTCATGGGTCGTAACTGGCGAACCAGTCCTCATCGCTGGCTTTGTCTCTGCCCTTGGCGGTGTCCCCATCACCGAGCTTAACGGCGCACGCGTCATTACCAAGACCGGTGCCAACAGCTTCACTTTCCCCACTACGACACCAGCTACTTCTACCACGTCGGTTAGCGGCGTGGGCTTTACCGTGCGGCCTGAGATCGAACCGGGCAACGCTATCAGCGTCATAGGTCTTGGGTGGGGCACAGGGACTTGGGGTCGTAATGCTTGGGGTCTGGGTGCTACCAACGGCGGGGTGAACCTACCCCAACGTGACTGGTGGTTTGATAACTTCGACAACGACCTTGTTATGAATATCCGCGACGGCGCACCTTACTGGTGGGCACGCGGCACTGTGGACGACCCGTCTACCTCACTTGCTACCCACGCGATCACGCTACAAGACTATGCAACTGGCGAGGGGTTTAGCTCGACGGCGGTACCCGTACAGGTCATGCAGCTACTGGTATCACAGCAGGACAAGCATCTTATTGCCTTTGGCGCTGTCCCGTTTGGCTCAACCAGTACGCTAGACTTTGATCCTATGCTGATCCGCTGGGCTGACCAAGACACTCCGGGGGATTGGACCCCGACGCAAACCAACACCGCTGGGGACCTACGTATATCGCGCGGCTCGCGCATCGTGCGCGCACTGCCGACCCGACAGGAAATCTTGGTTTGGACTGACACCAACCTCTACACACTGCAGTTCCTTGGGACAACGGACGTCTTCGGGCTTCAGGAGTATGCCGACAATATTTCGGTCGCCTCACCACGCTGCATGATCTCTGCGGCCAATGTGGTCTACTGGATGGGGCAGGATAAATTCTATGCCTATACCGGTCGTGTCGAGACACTACCCTGCTCCCTGCGTGACCATGTGTTCAATGACATCAACTTCGAGCAGTCTGACCAGATCATCTGCGGCACCAACGAGCAGTGGAATGAAATCTGGTGGTTCTACCCAACGCAGGGTAGCAGCTTCAATAACGCCTATGTTATCTACAACTACCTAGAGCGCATCTGGTATTATGGCTACCTCGACCGCACGGCTTGGCTTGATACTCCGCTCCGACACAACCCGCAGGCTGCGAACACCACGGTGACTGTCAACGGTGGCGTTGTGACCACAGGTGCTGGCTATCTGTATAATCATGAGGATGGTGTGGATGCTGATGGGGTAGCTATGGACAGCTACATCCAGTCGTCCGACTTTGATCTCGACGAAGGCGATCAGTTCATGCTGATCCGTCGCATATTGCCTGACGTGAATTTTGCTAGGTCTACCGTGGCTACACCAGAAGTCACCCTGACGATGCGCCCTCGCAATTTCCCCGGCAGTCCGTTTAACACCGACCCCTCGGATACCCAGCGCGTTATCGAGACTTCTGTAGGTCGCTACACCGATCAGGTCTTCATGCGTGCCCGTGCTCGCCAGATGGCGTTCCAGATCAGATCAAATACCCTCGGGGTAAAGTGGCAGCTGGGTGCACCGCGCCTTGATGTCCGACCGGATGGGCGGCGCTAATGGCTCTAGATAAGTTCCGCGCCGCGCCGCTACCCAGCCCTCCGGGGGAATGGGACCCGCAATATATGCGGCAGGTTATCCGCGTGTTGGAAACTTACTTCTCGCAGCTGGACTCGCGGGCAGCCAACAATGCGTCCCAGTACACGGCTGATTTCTTCTATGGGTCAGGCGTGCACCTGTCTTTCCCGTTCGGGCAGTTCCAGAGCAATGTGGACCAGAACGCAGCTGCTATCGACGTTGCCTACGCCGTAACCTACACCCAGTCGGACTTCTTGGATGGGATCACACTCAGCAGTGGCTCGCGCCTAACAGTCCCGACCGAGGGCATATACACCGTTACCTTCAGCCTGCAGTTCAAAAACACCGTCAACGACGCGCAGGACATCGACATCTGGATACGCAAGAACGGTGTCGATATCCCTGACACCAATAGCCGCTTCTCTATTCCAGCGCGCAAAAGCACGGGCAACCCGTCACACTTGATTGCCACCACGCCGGTTATGATCCAGCTGGCGTCCAACGATTATATCCAAGTCATGTGGCGCGTATCGGACATCGGGGTGAATATGGAGCACTTCCCTGCAGTCACGGCTGTACCGGGCACCACTCCTGCCATTCCAGCAACACCGTCAGCCATTGTGCAAGTGCGGTTCACCTCGGAGATTCCGTGATGTGTAAGAGCTTTGGTTTTAAACAATTTGCCGCTATAAGCGTAGCCATAAGGTAGGAAAGCGCGATGAACCTTCAACCGGCACAGTCTCCGTATACACCCGCTGGTGCGGGGATGCCCCCTTCAGGTACCCCACCCATGCTTGGTCAGCAGAACCCGGTAACTGCTAACTCGCCTCCGGCGCAGGGCGGTCTGTCTGTACTTGGTAACCCGATAGCGCAGCAGCTTCAGGCGCAGGGACGCGGCGAAGACACTATGCTCGTCCACATGACACCCGCAGAGGTAAACAGCCTTCAGGGGCTGGCTATGGCCACAGGCGGCTCGCTCACCATCAACCCGAGCACCGGGCTACCTGAAGCTGGCTGGCTTGGCAAACTACTCCCCACGATCCTTGGTGCAATCGCCACGCCGCTTACTGGCGGTCTGATTAACCCACTCACAGCAAGTGCTCTCATCGGTGCGGGCACGGGTATCGCCACGGGCAGTCTCGGTAAAGGTCTCATGGCTGGCCTCCAAGCATATGGCGGCGCTGCGCTCGGCTCGGCAGCTGGTCTCAACGCTGGCTCTTTTGGTATTGGTAAAGCTGCACAGGCCGCTAGCACGGCTCTTCCTTCCGCAGCTGCAACTGCTGCTCCGGCTGCTACTGCTCCGGCTGCTGCAGCTGCTACGCCCTCGGCGTTTTCTGTACCTATTGGCGGTGGCCCGATGCCACTTAACGCGATTGCCAATACTGCGCAGCAGGCTGCTACGAATGCTCCCGGTTTCTTTGGTAGGTTTGCAGAAGCTGCTCGGGCCGGTCTCCCTGCTGGTACTCCCGGAATCGTTGCTAAAGCTGCACCTGCTGTAGCAGGGCTAGGTGTTCTTAGCGGTGTAAGTGGGGCCATGACCCCTTCCGGCATGCCGACGTCTTCTGGTCAGATCGACAACTCGTATCAGGGTCCGTACACTGCGCAGCAGCGCAAGCCGACCTTTGCAGCGGACACCAGTGAAATCCTTGGGTCATCCAAGGAGCGCGATTACTTCTCGGTTGATACTCCGGAAATCTACAACATGCAGGGTCAGGTCGTGCAGCCGGGGTCGTCGACTGCACCGGGTACGCCGATCTTGCAGTCCTATCTGCTCCCGACACCTAAGAAGAAAAAAGGGACGCCGATGTACGGCTTCCGCAGCAGCCCCTATATGACGCCCCCAGAAGATTACGCCAAAGGCGGTGAAGTCGAACTGGCCGATGGTGCGTTTGTGGTTGATGCGCGTACCGTCTCAGAAATTGGTAACGGAAGCAGCAACGCTGGGCACGAGCTTCTTGCTCGTCTAGGGGGCCGTCCAGTCCGGGGTCCGGGTGATGGGGTCAGCGATTCCGTCCCCGCCCGGATTGGGCGCGATCAGCCTGCCCGTGTGGCCCGCGATGAAGTTATCTTCTCCCCTGAAGCTGTTAAGCGCCTTGGTAAAGGCGACCAGAAGAAGGGTGCAGAGAAGCTCTACGCTCTTATGGAGAAAGCCCATAAGGCTCGCAAGAAGTCTGAGCGTGGTAAGGATACCAAGCTGCGTAAGGGGCTTGCATGATGGAGATATCACTCGTCCCGCCGCAGCTGGTTGAAGGGCTTTGGCCCCGCATATTCCCACATCTCAGTAATGCTTCGGAGTATACCTTTGGTCGCTATGAGGCAGAGGACATCATTGAGTTCGTCCTTAGCAACCAAGCACATCTATGGGCCGTGCTCGATGGTGAAGACATTATCGGTATCACGATAACCCGTTTCTGGCAGTACCCGCGCAAGAAGTGCTTGGACTTGGTGTTCCTTGCCGGTGACGATGGGTTCAGCTGGAAGGACGAAATGCTAT